ATTACCAGTGTTGTCGATAGCCGACAGGTTGGTGCCGATGAGGGCATACGCGCCGGAAGCCATGACGGTGGTACCCGAACAGACAGCCGCTTTGTAAACGGTATCCGGGTCGTCATTGATGTACGCAACAGCATCGCCAGCCAGCGTGGAAGCGGGCCAGTATTGCGAGAAGCGTTTCTGCTTGGTGGTCGGGTCAGTGTACGAACAACCCAAGAAAATACCAGTGATAGCGTTGGAGTTAGTAGCGGCTCCAATCGAAACACGGGTGAGAGAACCTCGAACGACTTTCACGAAATCACCATTGAAGATGTCCGTGGCGTAGCCGTATTGAATCGGGTACATACGGGTGGAACCCGCAAATACCTGACCACCGACAAGGTTAATCGGTTTCAGTCCATAGGGGACCGATACTTCAGTACCAGATGCCATGTTGAATACCTCTTAAAAGTTTAGGAATATGGCCGCATTTAACTGCGACCGAACGATGTCCGCGTGCTTCGCTCAGGATTGAGCAACGGCATGCGGGGGTCTCCTTCCCGGAGGAAGGAACGGTCCACGCCTTCGATTTGCCTATCCGAAAGTTGCTGGTAATACTGCTGGCGGGACTTCATCATATTTTCCGGGGCCTTGCACAAGAGCAGTCCACCCACTTCGATATTCCCTTTGAACTGGGAATTGTGGTCAGACAGGATTTGAAGTTCCGGATAATCTTCGGCTTTAACCGGCGTCCAACCTTCACGCATCATGCGAGAGACATTGGTGTTGTCGGCGCGACCGAGTGACGAGGTTCGTACCCAGCGGTGTACCCAGCCCTCACGGGGTTCGGGAACCGGAAGCGAGGATTGCGGTAGCCATGAGTCCGTTGGACGGGCTTCATCTTTCCGCTCTACTCTTACTGTGCGCTCTTCAGCCATTATTGCTCTCCTTGATGAGTTGTTTGGCATACTGCTCCGGCGTTAAGCCGAGCCTCTTAGCGAGAGAGACTTGGGTAGCAGTCAGTTGGATTCTGCGCGGCGTTACGGCATTGCTTCGCTTGGAAGGTGCCACCACCGAGTTAGGTTGGCGTTGAGGGGTCTGGCGCACTTGGGCCTCCTGCTCAAAGTGTTCGGGGAAACGAGTCCGAACTGCCTCGTCTATTGCATTGTAGTATTCTTCCGTATCCGGTTGAATGCCTTCATCACGAACCAATCGTTCGTGTACACCATAGGCCAATGCCGTCATCTCTTTGTTGCCTTTTGGTCCAAACCACGAATTGCGCTCGGACCATTTGAGAGCTTTCTCGCTTGGTACCGGCGGGGTGAACTGGGGTTGCTGTGGTTGAACGGCTTGGGCAGGAGCTTGGGCCGGGGCTTGCGGTTTTGGTCGTGACTGGAGCGTGCGTTCGTGCTTTTCAGCTTCACGGAATTCGGTTTGGGCCGTCAGGAGTTCTTCCTGCGCGGCGATGATTTTGTCGGTGTCGCCCTGCTCGTAGGCATCACGGTACTTCGACTTTGCGGCGTCCAGTTGAAGCTGGGCGCGGGTCTTGATTTGATGTACCAGTGCGCCTTCGCCACGCTGAATCAGTTGTTCATACTGTTGATTCTTAGTGGCAAGCTGTTGGGCATAGCTGATGGCTTCTTCGCGCATGCGTTCGGCGGCTTCCCGCTGGCGCTCTGCTTCATGCTGTTGGTACTTCAGCTTACCGATACGCTTGCGTACCTTTTCGCTGTAACCAGCCAGTTCATCTTCATCGTGGTCATCTGCCGCCCCACTAGCCCGGTCGGGCTTTTTGGGCAGGTCGTCAATAATGTCAACAAGGACATCATTGTCTTGAGATTCCACTTTGTTTGCACCGGGGCGTTCCACGGGAGCCATCACGCCAAAAAATTTGTCTTCGGCAGTCGTCATACTTTCACCACAGAACGCGGGTCTTCGACCGTCGCTTCCACGCTGTCATCGTTGATTAAACGAAACTCCTTGCCATGCACCTTAAAGCGGGTACCGCTGTAAGAACGCATTACAATCCAATCACCAGTCTTGCAGTATGGTCCACTCGGAAAGCGGGCTTCGGAAGCATAGGCATCCGGACCCATTTCGAGAACGAAACCTACGATACTGCCAACTTCTTCGTTTTGAACCGTTTGGGTTGACTTGATGATACCGCCTTCAGTTTTTTCCTCTACATCCGGGAGTGCAATGAGAATCTTGTAACCTGTTGGCTTGGGGAGCTGACTTGCTGTTTTGGTGTCTTGTTCTGACATTTTTGCCTCGCACCGGAGAGTTAGCATGCCGGAGTCATGTTCGCACTGCGTTATGCAGTGAATTCGTTACTGCGTTTAATCATCTTGCAATTTTTTCTCGATGTCAAGTATTTCTCGCTCGGCAACCGCCAAACCCTCGATTTTCCCGCAACAGTAGCGATATTCATCGATATTGGCGCATCCACCAGAGGCCATATGGTCGGCCACGGCGTTCATCTCTTCGCGGAGCTTTTTACGGATATAACCTGTCACAGAGTCATTACTCATTCGTTATCTCCACCACTTGGCACATTATTACTCATATCGATTTGCTTGTTCCGAATGCGCAAGTCTTCCTGCTTGGCAAGCATGTCCATGCCTAAGCGCATGCCAGCCTCTTTGGCCTTATTGGCGACTTGTTCAGCGGTAAGCGCCTGCTGGCTCCGGCTTTTGGCGATTTCCACGCCCAAACGGGTGCCTTCCATGCGCTCTTGCGACTTGATGCGGTTTTCGTCGGAAAGGGCCTTGAGCTTGGCTTTTTCGAGGTCGGCGTTGATTTTCGCCATCTCGCGCTGGTTTTTGTCCTGCATCTCTTGCTTCTTGAGTTCCAGCTTCTGGATTTCCAATTGCAGGATGGGGTCTTGGGACTCTTGCGCGTTCTTCTCGGCCTGAGCTTCGGCTTGGTCTTTGCCCAGCAGTTGGTCGGCGGCGGGGCCAACCAGTTGCGACAGACGGAACTCGACATCTTCCGGCAACGGTTCTTCCGGTGGCGGGAGCGGGACACCGAGCTGTTCTTCGATTTCCTTGCGGTACTGGAACGCCACATGCTCTGCGATATGGGCCTGCATTGCCGCAGACAGCAGATTGGCGTTCGGGCTTTGCGCCGCCAGCTTCTGAATCTTCGGGTCTTGCATGAAAGCCAAGTGGGTCTGGATATGGGCTTCGTGGTCTTGGTAGATAAACGCCTTGACCGGCTTCTGGTTCAGGACATTCATGTTTTCCGAAACCGGGTCGGTCGGCGCAGTGTCTTTTAGCGGGATGACTTCATCGACATCGGCCAGACCCAGCGCATCCAGCATTTGACGGTGCAGAAGCGGGAGGTCGTAAATCTGGGGAGCGGCCTGCGCCAGTTGGAGCGCGGCTTGGTATTTCATAATCCGTTGCGCCATCGTACCGGCGTTCGGGTCGGACACGGGGATGACATCGATGTTATCGCTGAAATCCTCTTTGGTCATGTCCTGACCTTTGGTTTCATACGGATACTCGTTCGGGCCGTAGTCACGCACGATGTTGGAGATGAGCTTGAACTCTTTCTTCATCGAGGCGTGTAAACGGGCCTGAACTGCCGACATAACCTTCATCGAGCGTTCCAGCAGTGCCAGCGTGGTGCCGACCGGGGCTTCCGAGTTCATGTCGGAAACCTTCATGTCGGTCTGCGAAGCGAAACGGCGACCTTCATCAATCAGGTTGCCGAGCAACTGATACAGGACGGTGGACGGTTCTTTGTACGGCAGGAAGCTAATGTTGTCGCGTAAGGCACCGGATGGGATGTCCACATCGCGGAACTCGCCCGGCATAATCGGGGTGTCGTCACCCTTGATGCGCAGGCCACGGGTCTTTAATCCGCCCGGCAGGTTGGAAAGGGTGCCTGCGTCCACCAGTTGTCGGAGGATTGAGGTAGCTGACTTTGCCAGCCCGCCAACCATGTGGACCAAGCCAAAACCGTAAAATCCAAATCCGGGGAGGTAGGTGTATTGGACGAAGTGCTGTCGGCGCTTTTTGAGTTGGTCATCTTCATACCAGTTACGGCGGATGGAAAGAATGGTTCGGCTGGACAGGTCGATGGTAATGACATACGGCAAACCGATACCGGTCTGCTCGCCATCAATTTCATCTTCAAAGCCGGGAAGGTCGTAATCGACCATCATCTCAAGAAGGGTGTGACGCTCATCAAGGTCATACGGTTTGGAGTCGCCGTTGAGCTTGTCGTAGGTCCGTTGGATTTCATCCATGTCCGGAGCTGGCGTCGGAAGCATGACATCGCGGTAGAAACCGCTGACTTGAAGGCGACGCAGTTCATTGTGCGACTTCTTCATCACATGCGTGGCACGCTCGCATGTCAGCAGGTCGGTTGTTCCGTAAGACACTACAAAGTCTTCTGCGGGAACAAAAATAGATGACGGGCGTCCAAGGCTTTCGTCATAGTAAACTTTACGGAAAGCAGAACCCGCCAGCGGGAGCGAGAACAGCATGCGCTCGGTTTCAGCGCGGTATTCGCTCATCCGCTCGGTAATCAGGAAGTTCAAGTATTCTTTGACGCGCTCGGACTGTTTAATCCTGTCGCGGGTCACATCACCAACAATCTTGGTGACAACCGGGCCTTTTGCCGGGAAAATCTCTTGAATCGCCTGCGCCTGAAAGCGCACAACCGCTTCGGCCAGCATCGGGTGGAATACACCGCATGCGCCTTCCCACGGCTGGGTTCGTTCTTCAATCTTCAAGCCAAGCAGTTCAAGGCCCTTGACATAGGTTTCTTCCCACTCTTTGCGGGATGTCTTGTCGGATTTGTAGTCGGCAACTAATTCGTTTGCGATGTTCCCAAGCTCAGTATCGGACAAAAACTCGGCGAGGTTGGCGTCATGCTCTTCCCCGCCGGATTCTTCATCTGCTTGTTCGCCAAGTTGTATCATCACTCCGCCATCAGGCATCTCGATGATAAGGGAGCCGTCTTCACCATCCGTGACCGGCATGTCGAATTCAACGGGTGTAGCACTCGATATAACACCTGTGGTCGGTGTTAATGCGCGGTCAACTGGCACAGACTTTCTCCTTACGCTTGTTTTGAAACACTCGCTTACGCTTCGTAGCGTCCACTCGCTTACGCTTCGTGGAACTTGCCGCCTTTTACAGCCGCGCCCATGCCCTTAGCGGTTTGAATCGGACCACCATCCATGTAGCACATTTTGCCACCTTTCATGTAGCCAACTTTGCCACCTTTCATTTTGCGCACATCTTTGCCATCAAGAACTCTCTTGATGATGCGCTTGCTGTCTTTCGGAACTTCTTTCTTTTCAGATTGTGCGGTCTTGCCTTTCATTAGTAATACTCCTTTTTGCGGCGGTAAATGGGTTCATCCATTGCATCGGACTGTAAGGACACGAAACCGCCCCGTCTAAACCGCATGAGCGCCTGCGTGCTGGAGTCCACATAGTCATCATGCTCTCCTGAAGGGAAAGATGCAAACTCTTCAACCACTTCCTCGGCAAACCGCGTCTGTGGTATCCAGATTCTACCACTGCTGAACATATCTGCAACGGCGTTTACACGAGCAATTTTATCGTTGCCTCGTGACGGTGTGAAGTCCGTGACAGGGATACCCATTGCCCGGAGTTCAAAGATAAGTGGGATGCCTGCGGCCTTGGCTTCGATGAGGACATTATCGGGTTGCCAGTATTGGTACATCTCTTGGGCGCGTTTTTTCAGGGTCGGGAACTCCATCTTCTCCCGGTGGGCGTCCAGCAGGATGATATTGGCCTGCATGTTCCCACTGTCATCTGGGTGGTAGAACACGCCCCATGTGGTGCAGGCGGAGTAGTCGGCCCGCTGAGTTTTGAGGAACGCGGTGTCCCATGACTGAATCAGGTAGTCGCATCCGGGTGGCTCTTTGGACTCCCAGACCTTCCACCACTCCCGTTTAACCAGAGCCGCGCCTTCGGATACCGGGTTCTGTTGGTACTGGGCTTCCCACTTGTGAATCGGGATTTCAGCCTTAATGGCTTCCAGCTCCTCAATCGGCCAAAACTCCGGCCAAAGGGGTTTACCGGACGGCATGATGGCTGGGAACTCAATGACCTCCCACTCATCAACACCACTACGCATCGAAGAGGACTTCAAGACTTGACCAATCAGGTCCCGTTTAGACCATCGGGTGGCAATAAT